CGCAGTAAAATAAGTCCCATCAAACACCAACGCCGTCCCACTCGTCGCCACCTTGGACGCATTCAGATACAGCACGCCGTTGGCGGTGCCGCCGGAGAGGATCGGGTTGGCGGTGAAAGACACGACGCCGGTGGAGTCCGCAATGCTCGCGGCCGACGTGCCATCCTTCGCCTTGATGTTCGTCACTTCAAGGTTGGTCAGATCGAGCGTCGTCGTGTTGACCGCGGTAGCGGTGATCGTGCCGTTGACGTCCAGCTTGCTCGCCGGGGTATTCGTGCCAATGCCGATCCGATCGGTCGACGCATCGCTGAAGAGCAGGTTCGCGTCCGTGTCGCCTTCGACCCGGAAGTCCCTGTCCGCACCTGAGTCGTTAAAGGTGAACGTGCCGCCGTCAAAATTGACGTTGCCCGTTGCTGAAAGCGTGCTAAACGCACCCGTCGAGGCGCTGTTCGCGCCGATCGGCGTGCCGTCAATCGCACCGCCGTTGATGTCCACGTAATCATCCATGTAGATGACGTTCGTGCCGTCGACATAAAGATGCGCTTTGCGGCCGTTCGGGACCGTGATGCCGGTGCCGGCCGAAGTCTTGACCGTGATGCTCTGGCTGCCGGTCGTGTTGTTCTGGACGATGTACTGCTTCTGGATCGTCGGGACCACGAGCTCGCGGGTCGTCGAGAGACTGACGCTCGAGGTGACGTTCAGGACCAGCGCACGCGCCGCCTGGGCCGCGTTGGTGTCCGTATAGGTCAACGTCAAATTGGCGTCGGAGGCGTAGTTCGGGTTGCCGTAGCCGACAATCGCCTGCTCGAGCGCGGTGCCGAGGTTGGTGTTGGTGATCGTGCCCCAGGTGCCGGAGTTTTCGCCGGTCGCTTGCAGCTCGATCTTCAGGTTTGTTGAATAGGAACTAGGCATGTGAGTATCCCTTTACGTCGAAATCTGAGTCCAAACCACCGTGTTTCCGTCGTTGACTATGACCCAATTTTGTGTCTGCGAGTCATCGACATTCTGCCAGTTAGGCGTCTGATTGTCATTAATCACGCCCCAGACGAGTACGGTCCCGACTTGGCCTGTGGCAGAAACGCCTATCAGTGTAACGTTAGCATCGGAGGTGGTTATAACCGAGCCAACTTGGCCTGTGGCAGAGACGCCCGAGACGGGCACGTTTTGTTCGGTGACGATGGTGACATCGCCAAGCGCCGTGGTTCCTTGAACGCCCGTGAGCGTGACGCTTGCCGTGCCTGTAATGCTGACGGAGCCTACGGCTCCGGTGGCAAAGACGCCCGTGACAAGGACATCGGTACCGGCGGTGACTGTGACAGAGCCAACTGCGCCCGTCCCCTCGACGCCAATAACCGATACGTTGGCCGTGCCCGTGACCTGCGCGGTGCCGATCGCGCCCGTGGCCTGCACGCCCGTGAGACTGACGTTGGCATCTGCGGCAACCGTGACGGATCCGACTTGCCCCGTCGCTTGAAGCCCGGTGACCGGGACGTTCGCGCCGGCATTGATCGTAACGGTGCCGACTTCGCCGGTGCCCTCAACGCCCGTAAGGCTGACTTCGGCTGTGCCCGTGACTTGGACCGAGCCTACGGATCCTGTGGCTTCAAGCCCCGTAACAGGGACGTCCGCGCCGGCTGTAACGGTAACCGTACCGACTTCGCCAGTCGCAAAAACGCCCGTAAGGCTGACGTTGGCGTCAGCCGCAATAGTGACGGAGCCAACCTGGCCCGTCCCCGTCGGAAGTGCCGCGAGGCTTTCACCCCAAGGATCGTCGCCCCAGCCTACGCCAGAAGCATTCCACCCTTGGAAGGCAACGACGGCATCGGTCACTTCCGCCTCTTAATTAGGCGATGCGGATGATCGCGCTGGTCGCGTCTGCCGTCGGGAAGATGATCGTGAACGTGCCGTTCGTCGAAGTCTTGGCCCCGCCAAAGTCCAGGATACAGACCGAGGGATCGCCCGTCGCCGAGTCGTTGTAGATCATCGCGCCATAGGCGGTGATCGTCGCGCTCGTGAACGAGAGATCTGCGAAGTCCGTAAAGGCCGTGGTGCCGCTCGAGGTCGGGGTGACGTTGGTCAACGTACCGCCGCCCGCCGAGTAGGTACCGGAGTTCGCTACTTCGTTGGTGGCCGTATATGCCGTGGTCGCCGCCGTGAACGAGGCGCTATTGTCGTACAGCGCGAGCTTAAAAGTGTTGCCCGTGCTGGCCGTGAAGTTGTGCACCGCCCGCATCAGCTCGACTTTGAAGCTGGTGCACATGAAGTTGCCTGAAAATGCCATTTCTATTCTCCTAACAGATGAACCAGCTCTGGATGCCCCGCTTCACGAAGGCGCTGGGCGATCGTGGCACGGTCCTGCTCGACGGCCTCCTTCAAATAGAAGGCGACCACATACTTGACGCGGTCCTTGAAGGCCCGCGCCTGCGCCTGAATGACCGGGTGTGACTGGTCACCGACGAAAATAATCTTGTCCGCGGCCCGTTGAGCGAGCTCCTCGGCCGACCAGCCACGATGCTCCGTGGTCGCGACCTGCACGCCATTCGTTAATCCGGGCATTTCTACAGTAATCATGGGCCGGGCGACTCCGATTTAACCGGGATACGAATCATACCATCGCGGTACTCGTCGCGGCGGCGACGTCCCTGCTGCTCGATGCCGAGGCCTTGGATTGCCTGACGATACGAGTTCTGGAAGTACTGCATCATCTCCGGCGGACCCTTGGTGTAGCTGTATGCCTGAATCATGCAGGCATAGAACAAGGCTTCCGGGGCGTTATCGCTGATCCAGGTCGTCGTATTGGTCGACGAGAGCTGCGTCGGACGGTAGATATAGCCTAGTTCCACCGTAAAGTTCGCATTCGGCGTAGGCGCAATGTAGAACGTGTTTTGATCCCACACCGAATAGTACTTGGGGACGCCCGTGGTGGCCCCGTTGGGCCAGTATTCCTTCATAAAGGACGTATCACGAAAGTCCAAAAAGATCTGATCGCTGCCCGAGGTGATCATCATGTAGCGATGAGTGAGGATGTCACTCGGGGCGGTCAGAAATTTGTTACCCGAAGTCATGGTTCCACTGACTTCAAGCTTAAAAACGTCCAAATCAATCTCGCGGAGGATCTGATTCTCCGCAAAAGTGATGAAATTGTTGATTACGGGTTCGGTAAAGACGTTACTACCCACTTCAGAGTAGTTCCGAATGTTCGTAACGAGCTCGCTGTAGTTCATGTGGTCGTCACCGTCACAGAGCCCACGAGTGTTTGGGCAATTAATGCCTGCCCGAGTACGTACGGCCGCATGTCAGCCGTGTTTTGGACCGATCCATAGCTCTGAAAAGCCGTAAAACCGGGTGCTCCAACGAACACGGAGACGGGTTCAATGCGATCTGGACGCGGATCTCGCAGTGCAATAGCGTCTCCGCGGTACCGAAGAGGCTCTAATTGAGGCTCTTTTGGCTCGTAATCGTCCGGGCAGACCATGTATCCCTGCCAATTCTTGCGCAGAGTGTTGTAGGCATACCGCTGTCCGCAGTAATCACACAGTCCGTAGGAGTATTTGCCAGTTGCGTAGGCCATTAGACGCCCATATCGGGCACAAACTGCACGCTGGCAGTGTCCCGATCCTCCATCGCAGCCCGATTGAAGTCTTCTTCGTAGATCGCCTTCAATGCCGCCGTCCGATCCGGGGCAAATTTGAGCGAAAGTTGATACGCAAGTCCCGAAGCCAAGCACGGCAGGAAGCGGAAGTTGATATCCGCCGTATTAGTGTACGTTCCTGCGTCTTGGATGCGCCGAATGCGGTAATACACGAACGTATACGTCTGATCCGCCGCCGGATAAAAGAAAACCTTGGTCGGATTGGCGCGTTGTACGTAAAACTGCGCCGGCCGAGCCTCGGAAGTCTTGTCCGGGACGTTCAAATAGTCTTCGCGACTGATCCGCTCAATGTAAACGTCACTATTGATGCCTTGGCTATTTTGGCGAATGATCGCCTCGAGCACATTGACCGTATCGGTGGGCAGCGTGATTTCTTTGACACCTTGCGTTAGCGTATAAGTCGCTTGTTCAATGGTCCAAAGGTTCAAACCACGGTTGGCCCAGTCCAGAAATAGCAAGTTGAGCGAGCGACGTGCGGAGTTGAGCTGATAACCGCTCGTCGGCCGCATGCCGCAACGCTCAAATGCCTCTTCAACCAGGTCATCAATCGACAGGTTGAAGTCTGTGGTGCCCGATGTAGCCATCGATTAGCCGCAGGATCCGCCGTAGCGCATCTTCTTGACCTTTTTCTTGGCCATGCCGCCCTTCTTATAGCCGCCAGGCATCCCGCCACCCATCATGCCCATGGCCATCGCCTTGTGCTGATTGACGTCACCGCCCATGGCCATCATCAAGACCTTGCCGGTCTTCTTGCTGGGCTCAGAGAGCATCTTGTTTTTCGGGCCACTGCCCACTGCGCCGCCGCCACGGACGGCACAACCCATTCCACGACCTGCCATATTAGTACCCTCGCATCGCGCGACCGCGCGCGTCTTTGCTCTTGCTCTTCATAGCACGGCCTTTCTTATCGGCCATGCCACCCTTTTTCATCTTGCCGACGCCGTCGGCAGCAAAGGCCGGAACCTTCTTCCCGCCTTTCATCACCATCTTTAACTTGCCAGGCATAACTTACTCCCTCGCGCTGCGAATTTCGTCTAACTTAGCCTCAAGACGATTGAACCGTTGGTCGACGTGTGCGACAAACTTTTCGATCCGATCGTCCACCTCTCTGCGAGTGATGTGATCTCTCGCAATCTCTTCACGGGTCCGATTGAGCAGGATGTTCAACCGAGCCAGTTCGTCAAATTTACCCTTTAGCATGAACCCCATCCCGGTCACTATCGCGGACAGGATGATGTTCCAGATCATGATTTCCATCGGTTAACACTTCCATCGCCGGCGAGCCTGCCTAATCCTGCTATTAGGGTCTTTGGCCGCTTCTGGGTACATTTTCATTTGACCGGCAGAGCGCGCACAGAACGACTTACGTCGCTTGGCCCGAGCAGGGCCCGGATTGCTCTCCGTTACGGCCGTCTGAAGCTTGCTTCCGGGATTGGCACGACGGTACGCAGCCACGCCCTTGCGGGTCATGCCTGCGCCCTGCTTCGTAGGGCGAAAATTGCCGCTTTTAACGGAGGTTTTGATGCCCATGCCCTTACGCACGGCACCGCCTCCACGCAGCGCAATGCCCATGGAGCCAGGCATTACGCCGGTGCCCCACCCACGTACAGCACGGTAACGCTCTTGACCTCGGCATCGGCGAGGGTGACATACACGCCATCCGTCGCCAGAATTCTTC